AGACCAACACCACCAGCGGCAACACGTCCAAGGCGCAAGACCTGGTGCTGATCGCGAGGCGGTTGACCACCGGCGACCACATAGGCACCATCAACAGGGTGTTCAACGCCGTGGGATTCACGCTGAAGGGGTGCGACGCCCCCGTGGAGCTGGCCGAGGTCACGTTCTGCCAGGGTGCCTTCTGGCCCTGCGCGGACTACGTCCACCGGTCCGCGGGGCGGTCCATCACCCTCCACCACCGCTGGGGCCAGCTGCCAGGGAGGCTGCTGTGCCGCCTTGGCTGGACCACCCACGGCGATGCCATGCGCCGCCCCGACGTCTTCGTGGCGTCTGTGGCAGCCGGCCTGTCTGATGGGAACACCCACGTCCCCCTCCTGAAGACCCTCCTGGAGGCCATGCGCAAGAGGTCGGACAAGATCGACAAGTCCTTCATCAAGCGCATGACCGTCCCGAGCGGTCTCGCCCCCGCGCAGCCCGACTGGGACAGGGCCAACGCATTTTTCGAGGCGCGCTACGGTGTGTCCTCCCAGGACAGAGTCCGCATGCTCCAAGAGCTGATGGACGTCCTGAAGCAGCCGCGCTGCGACTGGGTGCTCTACAACGAGCAGACCCGGCGCATGTGTGCAGCTGAGGGCTAACGTCCGGCACGGACACTTGTAAATATGTACATACAAGACGGGGATCGACGCCCCCGCCAACCGAGTCAAGCAAGACCCACAACATAACAGTAAAACAAACATCTAACATCTTGCCACCAACCTAAAAGCGCCATGCCCCAGCAGCACAAGAAAAACCGCGCAGGCCCCCCTCCTAAGAGGGCGCCGCGCACCAAAACAAACAAAAAGAAGAAGACCGCGGCCCCCGGAGGCCGGCCACCGCCCCACCGCACGCCCCCGAAGTCCGGCACCGACACGCGCCGTGCGGCGTCCCAGTACATGGCGCGCAACTACGCCGCCCACCGCCTCCTCAAGCTGGGCGCACGCAGCAAGAAGGCCATGGGCCACCTGGCCAAGCGTGCGCCCGACATTCTCCCCGGGGCGAACGGATTTCTGGCGGCGGTTGATGAACAGGGGCTTGCTTCCCTTGGCGCGTCTGGGCGCAGATTCGCCAACATCCTCAACAACTTC